TCGCGATGGACTTGCTCGTTGAAGTCGACGACGATATTATTATGGCTACCGACGGTTCGATCGAAGGCTTACTGTCTACGTTAAGTACAAGACCCGGTAGACCTTCGATCTTCTTGCGCGACGAGTTTAGTGGTCTGCTAGAGCAAATGACTAAAAAAGACTACATGGCCGGTATGCCTGAGCTTCTAACTAAGTTGTACGACGGCAAACTACAAAAGCGAATCTTACGTAAAGAAGTAATCGAAGTACGAGATCCGCGACTAATTGTATTCGCTGGCGGAATTAAGAATCGCGTTACTGGTTCGATGGGCCTTGAAATGGTATCGTCAGGCTTTATGCCTAGGTTCGTTTTCATCACAGCAGAGAGCGACTTAACAAAAGTACGTCCCATCGGGCCTCCAACCCAAGCAACCACAGGAAATAGAGACGTGATTCTCGCAGAGCTGACAGACATCTATAAGACGTATAATCGCACAGAGACATTGATTATTGAAAAGCTGAAGGGTTCGATTCAACGCACTGTAACGTACGAAGCAACGATGACCGAAGATGCTTGGGTAAGGTATAACCAATTAGAGGCAGACCTACTAGCAAAGGGATTAAACACCGAAAGAGCAGATATTATGACGCCTGTCGGTGCGCGTCTAGCTAACTCCATCTTAAAGGCTGCACTACTCGTCGCAGCCTCGCGCAGAGAGGGCGAACAAGTTATCGTTCAGGAACTCGATCTCTTACGTGCAATTAAGTATGGTGAACAATGGGCAGCGCACGCGTACGACGTAATGGAGAATGTAGGAAAGGGATCTGCCGAAAGACTGTTGGATGCAATCCTTAGAACAGTTGTACGTAATCCTAATGGTGTTAGTCGTTCTACCCTAATGCAAGCACATCACCTAACTGCACGAGATGCTAACAATGCGTTCGATACTCTAGAGCAACGCGCTCTGGTGAGAAGAGAACGCAGGGGCAAGTCTGAAATCGTTAAACCGACCGCAATGGGAGAAACGCATGCCAACAAGACAAAATAAGACTATTGTCGTTCTTAGCGGAGGTCTGGATAGTACTACACTGCTGTACGAACTGCTAGAAATAGGCGATCAGATTGTCGCTGCCGTTTCATTTAACTACGGGCAACGTCACAAAAAGGAACTCTCATTCGCTCAAGCAACGTGCGAGAAACTCGATATCAACCACATCCTAATCGACCTGTGGAGCTCTGGGCTACCTGAGGCGCTTTCCTCATCGGAAAGTTCTCTTATCAGTGATACAGCAGTTCCAGAAGGACACTACGCACAAGAGACTATGAAGGCGACGGTTGTTCCGAATCGTAATATGATTATGTTAAGTATGGCTGCGGGTATTGCCGTTGCAAAAGGTGCTAATAGGGTTGCAACGGCTGTTCATGCAGGCGACCACTTTATCTATCCTGATTGTCGACCTGAATTTATTAGAGCCGTAAGCAATACTACGTACTGCGGTAATGAAAGTTTTGGCGAGCTGTGGTCCAATCCTATTGTAGCGCCCTACTTGTACATTACAAAGGAAGACATTGCACATATTGCTCTTACACTAGAGGTGCCACTCGAAGAAACATGGAGTTGTTACAAGGGTGGCGATATTCATTGCGGTAGGTGTGGAACATGCGTAGAACGTTTGGAAGCTATTCATGGTGCTATTGCTATGCATAAGGAAGAAACAGGATTAACTACCTGGTACGATCGTACCAGATACGCGGACAGCGAGTTCTGGAAGGAAGCGATTGCGAATGCTAACACTGAATCCTGAAGAGGCCTTCGATGCTGTACTAATCAAGATGGTGGAGACACATCGTGCCAAGCGACAAGACTACGCAGGCGACGATCACCCGAATCAGAATTTCTACGACGTTGCCTACCAACTCGGTCTCACGCCGGGTCATAGCGTTGAGAGCCTTATCGCAACTAAGCAGGCGCGACTACGTATACTACTACCTAGACTTTGGAAGAAAACTAAGTTGAAGCCAGCCAATGAGGGAATCGCCGATACGCTCCTAGATCGCGCTGTCTACTCCGTAATCGCTCTGACAATTTGGAACGTAGGCGATTACGAATGGGTGCAGTAATAGCAGTCAAGCATAATATCGAAGTGGCACATCGTTTGTACGAAACACCTGGTAAGTGTGAGAACATACACGGACACTCAATGTGGGTAACGTTGTTTCTAGACGGTGCGATAGATAAACGGGGCATGTTAGATGGACTCGATTTCGGCGACGTCAAAAAGGTTTTTCGTAAACATCTGGATGAAACATATGATCATCACCTTCTACTAAACGCATCAGATCCTTTCGCAGGACCTATCTATCCAGTCAAGAATATCGAGACCAGAACTATGGGTGGGTGGAATCCACACGAACAAGAACGTGAAGTTATTGTTGTTGCTGGTATGGATGATGCACAACCACAATCATTTCTTCCTGGACTTAATGCTACAGCAGGAGATCCCACAACAGAAAACATTGCGAGTTGGATCGCGATAGCAATGAGTCAAGAACTCGAACGTACGCCATTAGCAGTTGAAGTATGGGAAACATCCGTCAATATGGCTAGGTGGGAGCGATCATGAAAGCACGTAAGGGAATGGGTTTCAAAGCGGCTCAGAAGAATATCGAGGCGCAAGGTAAGTCACCTGCAGCAGCTGCAGCTATTCTTGCCTCGGCAAGTCGCAATGCAAGTGCTAAGGCGAAAGTTGACAATTCTAACCTTAAGAAGGTTCGTGCCAGGAAGGGTAAGTAATGGTACTACGTGTAAGTGAAATCTACCTAAGCGTACAAGGAGAGGGTCCTAATGTGGGTCGTCCTACTGTATTCGTTCGCTTTGGTGGGTGCAATCTCCGTTGTCCTGGTTGGCCTTGTGATACTCCACATGCTATCGATCCTGCATTTCGCAAGGAGTGGAAACTTCAAGAACCAGAACAGGTCTGGGAAGAGATTGCAGAAGTTGCCGGTAGAAGGGAGACACCGGATTACACCGTCTGCTTTACGGGTGGAGAACCTTTCCTCCAGCAACACCGAGACTTGGAGCGGCTGGTTGAACTCCTAAAGAGCCAGGGCAATAGTATTGAATGTTTTAGTAACGGCACGCTATTGTATCCTGATTGGACGTTTGGTCTTGTTCAATTCATTATGGACTGGAAACTTCCAGGCTCAGGTGAATGGAGTGAGACTGCTAATTTAGTGCGACTTAAGAATCTTGAACTTCTTGCTCGCGGTAGCACTATCAAGTTTACTATAGCAAGTCGCGAAGATTATGAATTCGCCAAGGATATTTACAATCAATACATTATTCATGGCCTGTACGATTACACCGTACACTACGGTGTTGTGTGGGGACAACTCGCTAATGCCAAACTGATCAAGTGGGTACTCGAGGACGAGTTGCCTTGGTATTTTAATATGCAGATCCATAACGTTGTATGGGTTCGATCACAGAGAGGTATTTAATGAGTCTTGACCTCGTAAGTATTGGGCCTGAAGTTTTAGCTAGACTTCTCCTTTCCTCTTTAGAAGCGTGGGAGAGAATTCCAGAAGACCACAGAGCGGGAACGCCTAAGAGATTCGTGCAGGCACTTAAGGAGTTAACGACTCGTGAATCGTTCAACTTTACAACCTTCGAGGCCAAGTCGCAAAATATGGTTGTAGTCACACCGATACCGTTCTACTCCTTATGCGCACATCATGTTTTACCATTTCACGGTACCGCCTCAGTTGGTTATGTCCCCAATGCGTCAGTTGCAGGGCTATCGAAACTCGCAAGAGCTGTCCAACAGATCGCTAAAGGTTTTCACATTCAGGAAGAACTTACTGAAGAGATTGCTTCCTTCTTGGGTGACAATTTGAAGCCTCTGGGTGTGGCGGTGCAGCTTAAAGCAGAACATCTATGCATGGCAATGCGTGGGGTGCAAGTAGCGGGAGCAATCACAACGACTACGACAATGACTGGTGTGTTCGCAGACCATGCTCGTACGGCTAAAGCAGAGTTTATGGAGGTAATTAGATGATGTATGAAGGGCAAAAGTCCCAGGTAGGCAATGGAACTCGTAGGCCTGGTGCGCCTTCAGTTTTGGCCGACTTAGCTAAGCAGTGTCAGGAGGATAGTGAGCGCTGGTTTGGTGACAGTCCTATTGCAGCTAGCATTCCGCATCACACGTTAGCGTTAGCAGGCGAAGTAGGAGAACTCGCCAACATAGTCAAGAAGATAGAACGTGGTAGTCTTGATCTAGGTGATGGTAAGGTCCGTTACGAAATAGTAATGGAACTAGCAGATATCTTTACCTACCTTATGAATCTGTGCGGCTTGCTTCATATCGATATGATGCCGGCGTATTTCGAGAAGCGACGTGTTAATGAAGAACGATTCACCCGACAACGTGGAGAAAGGGAAACTCGTAATGGCTGAAGAGAACGAAGACCTGATAGAGTTCATTCACCAGTGTAGCAAAGAGTTTGATACGCTTTGTCAAAAGCGTCACGAAAAGGGCCAGGAGGAGTATGGGCAATTTACTTTTCTTGCTAATGATGTAATTCGTATGATGGCGGAAGAGCTTGCAGACGTTTCAAACTACGCTCGCTATCACTTTGTTAAGTTAATGTTCATGCAACAGATTTTGGAGGACAAGTTGCAAGAAACTGGACAAGTAAGTGATAGTGGAGACATCACGATCGGTGTGCAAGCGTTCAGAGGTACTGGCGATATAGGTTGGGTGAAGCCATGAGATTGGCCTTAATAGCACCACTCGACCTGATAGAGTGGCAAAGCATGACGAATATGCAGTTAATGCTACCACACATTACGTACCCAGAATATACACGTGCGTACCGGAAGTTCAAAGATCGCGGCGACTATATTATTATGGATAACGGCGCGGCGGAGAAAATCGCGCTTCCCGACAATCAGTTTGTTCAGCGCGCTTTAGCTCATAAAGTCGACGAACTAGCTGTGCCTGATGTGCTTGGTGATGCAGACAAAACATTTGTACAGTTTCTCCACTTCATGACCGACTATAGTGACCTGCTAGTAGATTCAGAAATCAGGATCGGTTTCGTAACTCAAGGAAAAAACGTTGACGAAGCGATTGCGCTAATCGATGCCGTAATGAGAACACACTGGGCGCCATACGTATGTACTGCTTTCGTGCCGAGACTTTTGGTTAAGAAGAATAATCTCTTTGCCCGTATTACCATTGCACAGTACATTAACAAGCAGTACCCGCTACTAAACATACATATGTTTGGCGCTAGTAAGATCTTTGCACGCGAAGCTCTAATGTTCAGTAAAGAAGTGCCTTACGTACGTTCGATAGATACGTCGATGCCATTTAACTATTCGATCATAGGCAAATCACTTGATAGTCTCGAGTTGAAAACGTTAGAGATCGGACGCGCTACTGATTACTTTGAGCAGGATTGCAGAGAAGTTGATTTGGCTCTCGTAAGTAAGAACGTAGGCACTATGATGCAGTGGGCAGGTGCGTATGAATGAAAGGAAACATCCGCAAGCGAAATGCGAAGAATGTCCACTTCAGGTCGGAGGGCGATTCGTACCTTCTGTCGGACCTGAACGAGCAGTACTGGCAGTGGTGGGAGAGGCACCTGGCGTTCAAGAAGCTAGAGCCGGCGTACCATTTATCGGACCTTCAGGTAAGTTACTCGACACAGTTCTTAATTACCACCAAATCAACCGTGAAGAGGTGTTCCTAAGCAATGCTACCCTCTGTAGGCCAGCTGATGGCACGACGCCTCCGCAAAGTGCCATTGTCGCGTGTCGTAGTCGCCTCTTGGCAGAACTACGAGGAAGGGCGGCAAGTACAGTCATTAGCCTTGGAAACTCGGCGGCACTCTCCATCTTGGGCGAGACTGGTGTTACGAAGTTACGAGTCGGACCCGGAAGGAGCAGTAAGTATCTACCTGGAGTTAGAATTATCCCAACGATCCATCCTGCGGCGGCTTTACGTCAGGCTGATCAGTTTCCTTTTATCGTTACAGACATCGGAAAGGTAAAGGCGCAACAGCATGTATGGAATTCACCAGACTACATCGTCGCTGACACTGAAGTGGATGCCCTTAGTCTACTCAAGCAGATCTGGCAGCGTACGGGAGCGGAGCAAAGCGCTGACAGAGCGGACATACTTGTCATTGACATTGAGGTCGATGTTGAGAAGGACCTCGCTTTCGAGCATCCAAATCAATACGGTTTGCTCTGCGTTGGAATCGGTTACGCCCCAGGCAAGGTACTTGTACTTGGTGAAGGTGCAGTACAGAGCAAAGCGGTTCTCGATCGACTTGGAAAGCTTCTACGATCCCGACGGATTGTTGCTCAAAACGGTAAGTTCGATCTTGCCGGACTCTACCGACACTGTGGAAGCCTAACGCTTTGGTTCGATACCATGTTAGCATCGTACGTCTTCGATGAAAGACCAGGTATTCATGGACTTAAAGTTCAAGCCGTGGAGTACCTCGGCGCCCCGCAGTATGACAACGAGATCAAACAGTATGTCGGTCCGGGTATTGGGTATGGAGCCATACCACGTCCAAAGTTATACAAGTACAACGCGACGGATGTATCAGCTACATACGACATGTACCTTTTGTGGCGAGCAAGGTTTGATTCTCATTCCGATGGCGAGAACCTTCGTAAGGTCCATGACTTTCTCGTGGCCGCATCCAACGAACTCATGTTTGTGGAACTCAACGGAATTGCTATTGACCGTGAATACCTCGAAGTTCTTAACGATAAGTACATCGAAAGTCTTGATAGTATTGAAGCGGAAATGGATAAGATTATTGGGGATCAAACGTACGATAAGCGTGGAGGCATCAATCCGCGATCTCCCCTCCAAGTCAAGAACTACCTGAAGGATCACAATGTTTTGGTTGATTCAACTAACGAAGAAACTCTTACACTGCTCATCGAGAAGCACTCAGAGACAATTGGTACTGAAGTATTGGAATTCTGTCAAATTCTTTTGAAGCATCGAAAGGAAGCGAAGCTGTATGGAACTTATGTTAAAGGGATTCGTAAGCGGCTCTATAGGGGAAGGGTTTATCCTACGTTCCTTTTGCACGGAACTACAACAGGTAGGTTGTCTTGTCGAAACCCAAATCTCCAAAACATTCCTCGGGGCGACGCTATTCGAACCATGTTTGTTCCAAGCCGACCTGAACATGTCTTTCTCCAAACCGATTACGCTCAGGCTGAACTTCGAGTGCTCACGTTCCTCGCTAGAGATAGTTATTTCCGGGGAATTTTCAACGCTGGAGAACGTGATCTATTCGACGAGCTTACCCCCCTCTTGTATCCTGGATCAGATAAAGCTACTATGGGGGCTGCCGCGTGGAAAGAACTTAGAATCAGGATCAAGGCTTATGTCTACGGATTAAGTTATGGTCGAGAAGCATACAGCGTCGCTATGGAGTATGATATTCCAGTAGCAGAAGCCAAACGAGGTATGACCGCATTCTTCCAAGTCATTCCTGATATCGTAGCTTTTCGCGAACAGACACGTAAGTCTGTCCTAGCGGGACAAGACCTCGTAACACCTTGGGGGCGTCATAGGCGCTACATGCTTATTACTAAAGAGAACGTTAAGGATGTAATGAACGAAGCACTTGCCTTCTTGCCTCAGTCTACAGCTAGTGACATGTGCGTTATGGCAATGGCCAACGTACGTCAAGACCTTAAAGGCATTGGCTGGGTTAGAAATATCGTACACGATTCAATCTTAGCTGAATGTCACCCAGACAACGTAGAAGAAGTCCAAGCTATAATGGAAAGGCGAATGATCGAGTCTGCTGAACACATCGTAGGCGATTACGTTAAGTTCGCTGTAGAAACTAAGGTCGGAAAGAATTGGGGCGAAGTATGATTATTGGTCTAGTTTCATGTTCACTTCAAAAAGCACCTAACGCAAACGTGTCCGCAGAAGAAGCATACATATCAAGAACATTTAGAGCGCGTAAGATGTATGTAGAGCAACACTGTGATAAGTGGTATATCCTTTCTAGTTTTTACGGATTAATTCCTACTACATTTCACGTAGAACATTACGATAGTTGGCTACATGAATGGCCAAAAGCGAAGCGTCTCGTATGGCAACGTGAAGCCTTTGAACGCCTGATGGATTACACTGAACAGGATGTGCTTACTTCAGTTCAAATACATGCAGGTAGAGCATACTATGAACCCCTATTAGCCAGACTATTACGAGAAAGGTGCGAAGTAATAACACCTACAGCGGGAATGAGTAATCTACAAACTTTCTCCTGGCTAAAGAAGGAGTTGAACATATGACAAGAGGTCAAAAGGCCAGTGAGGGTGACACACGCGTTGCACCTAACGGTTATCACTATACACGTACAAAGGATAGGTGGCGTTTAACACATCACCTCGTAATGGAGAAGCATCTCGGTCGAGCACTGCGTGAAAACGAACTTGTGTTCTTCAGGGACAACAACCGTACTAATCTCATTGCGAGTAACCTGAACATTAAGGAAAAGGGTACGGTAAGTCTACGTCGACGTAAGGCTGCATTGGAAGAAAAGATCCGAGAAGCTCAGGCGGAACTAGACCTCGTAAATCAAGAGTTGAAAACTACTTGAGACTATTCATTAGACCAATGAGACTTGTATTAGACAGCTTTTATCCTACAGGGCTTATAGGTTATATAGGGCTGGGGTACGAGAGTGTCTAACTTGAGTCTCGCTGCTCCGAATTATTAAGGAGACCACAGGGTGAGAATCATAGCATTAGATCCGGGCGGCACGACCGGATACGCGACTTTTGAAGTACGTGACGAATTAATTCGTTGGAGTAGCGGACAGCTTGGCCCGCAATTCCACCACGCAGCACTTGAAGGAACATTCGAAGCGTTTCAGCCCGATGTTATTGTGTCAGAGAGCTTCGAGTACCGCAATAGATCGCGTCCAGGTCTTGAGTTAGTTTCATGCGAATACATTGGCGTCGCCCACCTGTGGTGCGCTGTTAACGGTGTGCCGTTAGTGTTACAAACAGCTGCTATGGGTAAGGTGACAAATACAACGTTTGTGAAAAAAGAAAACCTTGTCAAACTTGACTTATATAGACCTAATATGAAGCATGCTATGGACGCTTACGGGCACTTACTGTACTTTTTGATCCACAACATCAAGACTGAACCGATCAGAACAGAGCTACTACGCAAAGGTTGGGGTAAGTCACACGGCGATAATAAATAGAAGACCAACCCCCCAGCGGAGGGACACCGGGGAGCGAACCCGATGCGCTGGGGGGTTGGTGTCTATGACGGACTAGGTAGCAGGTGTACTACCTGTGCTCGATGTTTCGAAGTAGAACTGCTCGACAGGACCATCCGCAATTGATTTCACTGTCGAATCGTTCTTCAGCGCGATAAGGGTGTTGTGCACAGCGCTAATTGCTGCAGCTAAAACTGCGCTGAGTATTGTAGTACCAAACCTTTCGGCACTCGAGACATCCTTGATCTGGTGGATCAAGTCTGTTCCGGTAGAGATCCACCAGGCACTAAGGATACCCCCAAACGATTGTAGGAATGTCTTCCCCGCGCGCGATGCGAGATCACGAACGTCTACTTTGAGAGTCATGATGCCTCCGGATCCGGTCCAACAACTTCACCGTAGTAGTCGCGTGAATGTTGTGCCTTTCTAACGTTGTTCGGAAGACCGCGAGCCTTTAGGCGTGCTTGAATATTCTGTAAGACCGCAGGCGTCTTGACCCACCGTTGTGTAGTACCTGGTTCATCGTCTACGAGATACACAGCTCCTGTATGCTTAGCTCCGAGCGTGTATTGTTGAAGGAATGGCATCTTGTTGGCTCCGTTTCCGCTAACTTCTGTGACACCACAAATGGTGTCGAGTACGCTCTTAATCGCGTTGTAGTTGTTACACACATCGCGATAGAACGAAAGGTGTACGTGGTGTAGGTGACTCAGGTCCCATGAGTCAAGTGGTCCGTCCTGCGCATTGGATAAGTCGTATGGATGTGTATGGACGTTATCCGTTGTACCACAAAACTCACGAATGCCAACAAGACTCGGATTCTTTGCAACTGCCGCAGTGAGTAGGCGATTGGTAACAAGTACCATATCGGAATCACTAAATCCTAAGTCCCATGCGGAAGCGTAGTTAGGGGTTGCTCTTGCACCAGTCTTGTCTCTCGTCAATTGTAGCGAGTAGTCCGTACTCCCTTCGCCGAGACCTATAAGGTCGTTGTTACTCAAATGATATCCGAACGAGTGCGCAGCATCACCTACAATGCCAAGGAACGTGTAACTTCCAGGGCGATCCTTTCGACTCTGCAATGTAGTGCTTAACTGCATGATAGCTGCGGGTGCTGTACCCATATTCCCTCCTTCCTATCTTCCTAGTGCTACGTATTGCACAGTGAAGCTATGTGTTAAGCCTGAGTTAGTTCCTGTAGTAGTAAACACCACCCACGAGAATCCTGTTGTAGTAGGTATTGCACTCAACAAGACTGCGAAGTCAGTACCGCCAGTGTAGACGATGGACAGAAATACACTTGGTGCGTTAGTGAATCCCGCGTCTGAAGGGAAGGTAGTCGACCCCGAAGTCGAAGCAGTGCCTGAAGTTACCGAAGTAGTAAACGATCCCAACAGAGGTTTCTGACTTCGCTTGTAGAGCGTACCGATATCTTGCCTCATCTGCCTAACTATTTCGAACAGAGTAGCAGGACTAAGGCTTACACGTGGTGAACTAGTCATTAAGACACCGCCGACAAGTCTTGCTGGTAGATAACAACAGAAGTACCATCACCTTGTCCAGGAGTAATCTGATACCCCACAACACGAGCAGTGCCATAATACTGGGCCCAGTCATCATTGATCACGACCTGTAACTGAGACCCCATGTCGAAATCTACGCCAGGTGTTCCTGATACGAGAGAAGACTTAACTACCATTGTGGGGTTTTGATCTGTTGTAGACAAAGCCTTAATTCGCTTATTCGCAATAGTAGTAAGTGCAGTAGGCGTTGTCACGTCGTTCGTTTCAGCTGACTGATAGAGTGCGTTGTAAGTGGTTACGTTAGTAGCGTCAGTAGCGTTTTGAATGTTAGACTGATCTGAGGCAATCTCGTCTATATCATTAGTTAAAGTTTGTGCGTTAAGTTGTAACGAGTAACCCATAAGACCCGCACCCGTTGCAAGACTAGGACCTACTGGAATAGGCGCATTACTGGGAGTAATTAAACCTCCATACACTAAGAGGTTGTACTGGACTGTCAAACCAATATCACAGGAAAAGTAGTAGTCGAACCCGTTATCCATCAGACTGAGTGCTTGGATCAGATCACTTATTTTGTTCCTATCGCGCGCCTGATAAGTAACTGTAACCGTACCTGAGTTAGCGCTCTGTATGCTAACATTCATGTTAGTACTACGTACACTATTCATATAGGTGAATAGATCGGACACGATTGCTGTAGGCGCTTGCCCTACGTATACCTTAGTCGTCTTGAGCAATCTCTTGGCCAAGTAGGTCAAAGGATCTTGTGCCGATACCGAAATAACACCAGTAGAACTAGAAGCCGTAGCATCCCATAAGGGTCCTGCGAATACTACTATGTTATTGAGATTATCGTACGCTACTAAGTCATGAATACCTGGATAGAGATTGGCGTAAGAAATACGTCTACTACCTCTATAAGGTATTTCACACGTCATTGTAAAGCCCTGAGCGCCCATCATATTAGTAATTTGCATATTACGATAAGGGAACTCAGTTATAATCTTACCAGTATGATCAGCCGAAAATAAAGTATAGCGAGATCCAGATACGCCCGTAGGCGGTAGTGCTGAGTAGACAGGAAGACTCATCGGAATGCACCCGCGTATTGAATCTCAAAAGGTGCATCGTTGATGGTCGAGATACTACGTTGCATGAAGATGGTATTAGGAATACCTGGAATTAAAGAGAACCAATCAGGAATTGGATTAATTAGTCCTGGATACTCTATGTACTCCAAAGTACTTGCTGCTGTGTGCAATAGAAGCGCTCTGTTGTAAAGGTCCAAACAAAGTACTGCGCTGAAAGCATCAGTAATCGCACCTAACGCAGGAATATTGATCTGAACAGTGGGCGCTCCCTGTTGTAGGATAGGAAAAGCACCAGCCCAAGTAACGGCATAGAAAATAATGGTAGCAGTGCCTGTGCCTTCACCATTAGCGAGATTGAAATAAATACGTGGAAAGGTTTCGCAGTTACCTGTAGGAGTAACTGTTACGCCGTAGAGACCGCTTGTACCGTTACCACTCGATGCTGTTTGTGTTGGATCATACGATCTCGCGTCGGGACTCATCAGTTGAATCTGGTAGTCAGCTTGTGCTAGTGCACGTTCCCTTGCCTGATCAGATACGAACTTTGAGGGGTAAACAAAAAGCTTACGAGGGTTACGATTAGGCAACTTGTAGAAAAATGGTATGGGGCCACTAACAGCTGGGTTAGCTGGAGGTGAAAGATTCTGTTTAATTCCATCTAGAACTGTTTCGTCGAAGGGCGAAGAGGTATAGATAGTACCGTCAATAACAACAGTATGGCCTGTGGCATATTTAGCAAACACATAGCTACCGTCCGAACCATCAATAGGGTCGTTACCCGCTGTGATATTCATATCAGTTAATCCCTGAACATCGCTAACATCGATCAGCGGCAGAGTATTAGCGGGATTGTTAAGCAGCGTTCCATTCGGTTCGCCAATAAGGTAAGTGAAGTCGTCCAACTTAATAGTTGGTCCGTAGAAATAAAGTTGAACCAAGCCTACAGCGGTACCGGTCGAGAACTTCGGATTGTACATAGCTGCAGGACCAGACTTAGCACCTAACCATTGCGAAGTGTAGAAGTTGGACGTGTAGTAGTTCGACGAGACCAAAGACTGTTCAGCTGCAGTAGCAATTATACCAGGAACGGCTCGATAGTCACTCTGATTGTTAGTCGCGCTCGTACTGACAAATCCCGCAGCGAACATAACAAACGCGTTATCGTGGGTATACGCAGCACCTGTAAGGGAAAGATTAGTTGTGCTACCACTACTCGCTGTTCCGACTGTTGCGTCTATCGAAGTGATATTGGTTACTTGAAGTGCAGTCATCGACCAAGCAACAGAGGCACTCAGAGTAACCGTGATTGTACCTAAGTAGGAAATAGCTGAGCCTGTTAAGTTCTGTCCTATGTAGACATAGAATTTGTTCGAACCTAAAGTAAGCGCAGCTTTATTAGTCCACGTTAGAGACCCTACCTGTGAAGTGACAGAAGATACAGTCGCAGTCGTAGAACCTACTGTAAAGCAAACAACTATGCAATCGTTAGGTTGGACAAGTCCAAATCCCTCAGTCGTAGTTCTAGAAGCAGTTGCCGCATTGCTACTACTACCCGTTCCGTATAGTCCGGGGGAGACACCGAAAACAGTTTGAGCGCAGAAAGGACAAGTCGTGCCATCATATGTAGTGAGTGCCATTAGGATACCCTCCTACTAAGAGCCCAACCGAGATCAGCTGCGTGCTTAACAGGATTGATTTCTTGCGTCACTACTGCTCCCGATTGGAAGATAATGTCACCACCACTACCGCTGCCTATTCCTCTACGACCGCTATTGCTACTAACACTTCCGTACTTGCTACTCATGTCGTTACCCATTGAATGCATCGTGTAGCCAATGTTCTTGTACCCGTGCTGTAGACCCAAGTTCAAGCCCTGCATAGTGTTAATACCCAATCCATGGAAGACTTTGGACGGAGACGCAATGCCTAGCGACTTCTTAATCGCACTTACCATCGCAGCGCCGATCTTGTTCATTTCCTTTTGGATCGCGTTCTCTTGAGATTGCAAGCCCGCTACAACACCCTTAGCAGCCGCTACACCCGCGCCGTACATCTCGTTAGCAGATTGCGTCGCGATAGAACTAGCCGCGGAACTTAATTGTCCGTATAAGTTATTGATCTGCGTAATCTGATCTGGCGTAATACTCATAAGTGCCTGCACAGTAGATAGCTGTGCAGGTCCAGCATTTCCGAGCTGCGCGAGTAGTGCAGGACTAAACCCTTCAGCCTTTAGTGTAGCCAGATCGTTATAGAACTCCTTCGCATTAGCTACATCGGCGGAGAGTGTTGTAATTATGTCGCTAGCATTATAACCCGTTAGCTGAGTAATATCGAAGCTACCCATAACGTTAGTCTGTACTTGCGCCTTGTAATTGTTGTACTGTGTTTCGGCTGTAGTAAGGGCGGTATTGGCTGCTGTGAGCTTCTTAGCGACTGCACTACGCTCAGTAACCAACTTACTGAGATGGTTGTTTTCTATAGTCAGGTACCCAGCAAGACCGCTTTGGTTTGGTGTAATTTTCAATCTTCCGATCAGTGTATTAAAACTACTGACGTTAGTCTTGCTAATACCGGCACCTGCTAGTGCGGTTTGTGCATTTTGAATGGCATTTATTGCATCGCCAATATACTTCGGTACGCTTGCTGCAGCAGCAGTACCTGTTCCAGTACCTCCGCTTGCGCCTCCAGTACCTGCGCTTGAAGGCGAAGGGCCTGTTGCAAGCGCAACCTTTGGAGCCGATGCCGCAGCCTTAGCAGCTGCATTGATAGCTGCTGTAAATGAACCCACCGTAGGCTTAATCAGACCCTTTTGCAAAATACTACCAATACCGTTAGGTCCACCAACAGTCGCGAGGTCATCATAGAGAGTATCCAAAGCAGCAACTGCTTGACTAATATCAACTGTCGCTACTGTCTTGATAGAAGGAGGTACGTGCGTGTATTCACTAATCAGTTGTTGTACTTGGCCCTTAGTAAGGTTGAGCTGTGCCCCTGTAAGCAAGAGTTGTGCAACTTGGCCCTTGTAGTAAACATTAGCATTCTTGACAGATGTGCCATTATTTAGCATAGCAGCGGTAGTATTATTCAAACTCAAAATGAACGAAATCATCTTTTGCTTGGACGTTTCAGCGCTAGAAGAAATTGAACCGAATCCCTTAGTGCCCATTAAGGCGAGATTACCCTTAGCGCCAACTACTTGTTCAGACAAGCTAGTTAACGTTCCTGTTAACAACTGGTATTGCTGGTTAGAAATTTGTCCCGTCTGTAGAGCAGTCTGCAACGTAGTGATCAAACTATTGTAAGCAGTGTTGTTTCCAAGTACAGCTGCAGTTACATCGCCTAGATTAGTTACGCCCGCCTGAGCCCAAGTAACTGCAGTATTAGACTGAACGAGTAAGTTGATAGCTGTTTGCTTAACACTCGAAGTGATCTTACCGTTTGCAGTAACTATGGCGTCGCTCAATGAAGTAGCATTACTAGCGATACTCTGTAGTTGCTGTTCAACAGGTGTTAACGCAGTAGCGGCTTGCTTACCGCTACTAGACAGTACCTTTAGCGCGTGACTAATCGTTCCTACAGCTGCTCCGATAACTGCGCCAGGTACCGCACCAATGCCTCCTACAAGAGCACCTCCGGCTGCACCTGCAGCGCTACCACCTAGAATAGATTCTAACCAACCACCAGCACCGTTAGCAGAAGTGGCTTGGCCAATAACTGCTGGTACGATTGCGATCTTAGCTACAGACGTCATAGTCGCTGCTAGTCCCGTGAGACTAGCCTTGAGCGCATCTATGCGAGATGTAACACCAACGGGAAGAGCAAAGATACTAGCCATCTTCAAACTCATACTCGTACCTATTGCCGTCTCGGCCAGGTTAAACTGCTTGAAGGCTACAGTAATTAAAGCCAACGCGATTACAACTTGGCGAGCCCAACTAGGCATAGCGTTCCAGAGATCTGATAGATCCTTGAATAAGGTAATGACTAAATCGAGCATGGGCTTCAAGAGCGTAACTGCAGACTGTATAGTCGATACAATTATAGTCCAAGCCAATTTAATTGTAGGTACAGCATCCTTGGTGAAAGAAACAATAGCGTTATGAATAGCCTCAAAGATCTGGGGGCTATCCTTCAACTTGTTATAGATGTATTCCGCAAACTGCTTAAGCGCTGCGTATATTTTATCCGCGCCTGTGATGAAGTCCGGGTACAGCTTGTTCCATGCATCAATAAACGGCTCGATAACCTGCTTCTGAATCCAAGTCCAAACGTCGGTAGCGTCCTTCTTGAATTGCTGCCAGTGCTGCCTAACATACAGAACCGCAATGACTAGTCCAGCAATCGCAGCACCTACACCTGTAGTAAGAAGAACGAAGCCGCCAAAGGTAAGACCTGCCGCTTCGACTGCTCCCGAGAGCAAAGTGAATACGCCTATAATAGAGGCGAGAATTCCACCAAGCGTCAAGAAGACTGCGATCGCAAGTGTTACGGTTACAACTGTGTGTAATACTGCCGGTGATAAGTTATTGAACATACCGAGCAGTTTTGTCAGTACGTCCAAGAACTTTAACTTAACCGGAATAAGTTGATCGCCAATAAGTGTCTTAGTAACCTGCCACTGATTGTTCAGCAATTTAACTTTATTTTCAGGCGTATTTGCCATCACAGCGTAGGCAGCCGCAGTAGCACCCTGCGCGCTATACATCGAAGCTGTTAGTTCGCCTAACAAGTTGTTACTATCACCGAGCGCTAAGTTAAAGAAGCGCATCGCTTGAATCGTACCACCAGCGCTCTTGAACAACTCTTTTAGATCGGCAGCCTTCGCCTGCTGTGTTAAACCTGCCATCTTATCACGCAAGTCTTGCATAATATCAGCAACCGGACGCATTTGGCCGCCTGCGTCGTATACGTTTACTCCGAACTGCTTGAGCGCTGCGACTGCCTTGGGGTTATCCAAAGCATCAAGTGCGCGTGCAACGGAAGACGCCGCGTTAGACGTAGTCATACCGTTACGAGTGGCGAATGCCATCATACCGGCCATTTCTTGGAAACTCTGTCCCGCCTTAACAGCAGACGGCGTTACGCGACCAAGTACAGTATCAAACTGCGAGTAGGTACCGACACCCTTTCTAACCAACTGGAACATGATGTCGTTGACCTGATTGACATCTGTCGCCTTTAAGTGATAGGCATTTAGAATACCAATAATGCCTCGGCCTGCATCACTCATCGACGTATTGCCTGCGACTGACGCCTCAGCAATACCCTGCAGAAGCTTCTTTGCACCAGGCGCGTTAGTATCGATAGAGGAGAAGATATCGTATAACGTACCTTGTACCTGAGCAAAGTCTACAGCGTACGAATTTGCAACATCGCGACCCATATCCTTGATCTGCTGTAAACTGATCTTGACCTTGTCAGTCTGAGTCTGCGTCAGCGCTGCCTGCTTGGTATATTCTTGTGCAGCAGTAGTAAAGGATGATAGTCCTGCTATTGTTACGGCACCAACAATAGCAGTTGCCAAACCGGTAGTTACTAGAGAGGTACCATGCGTCATACGTGTCTGTGCAGCTGCCTTTGCCTTTTGGGCAGCGAGTAAGTCTTCACGTTCAACAGCTTTGATCTGAGCAATTTGATCTGCAGCGCTTCTAGCACTCGCCGTATCGAGTTCCTTGATAGCAGCAATGCGAGCGTCGATTCCCTTTACGTCGAGACCTTGTGAGGACGCTACTGTTCTAAGATCAGCAATCTGCTGCTTCGCTTGAAGTGCTTCTGTTGCACGTACCTGTTGGATCTGTGCTATCTGTTCTCTGACATCTACGTCGCGAGCAACAGAGGCATATTTAAGATCGGCGATCTTTTTTGTAGCTAATGCGGAATCCAAAGTCTGCTGTTGCTGAATCTGAACGATCTGCTCTTTGGTAGTAGCAATGCCTTCAAGCTGTTCGACACGTATCGCTTGAAGACCCGCAATCTGATCTTGTGCTTGCCTAGCACTTTCTGCGCGAACTTGTTGAATACCCTTAATCTGGTACGCAACAACTTCACGATCCATAGCGCCGATGTTATTGGAAAAAGATCGAAGAACGCCACTTGCTTCGTCACGAGCACGTAGAATTAAATACAGCTCGTGAGTCGAAAGCGCCATTACTTCCGTCCTCCGATCTTCTTCCGCTGCATCTCCGCTTCCTTGCCGAGACCGTGAAGGCCCGCCATCAGGAACCTTGTATACAGATAGTCTTGATCGAGGATTCCACCGGGTTGAGGTAGAACGTGGAATTCCCTTGCTAGTATGGTCATCTCAATGATGAACGTCATTAGCTGTGGGTCTTCATCGTTCCGACTCTGTACTAGAACCGCCTCAACCCGGTTATTCAGTTTTCCTGATCATCATCCTCAAAGTTGTTCATTTCAGAAATCCGCTTTTCGATTTCTTGACCGACACGCGGGTCTAGCATCTCAAAGTCCACAGGGGAACCGAGATTAAGTTTGTCGCCGTCAGCCTTCTCAAGGTTATGTTCGACAATACAGTTCTTGAACTCGAACTGTGTCACTTCGCGAGATGCCATTGCAAGCTCGCCCTTGATGTCTTTACTGCGACCACTGGTGTCAATAGACAACTTGGTCATTGCGCGTCGCTGAACGATCTGTCCGTACGTCATTCGCTTGAGCACGATGTAGCCCTCAGCTACTGACTTGAGATCGAAGCGTTGTGTATCCTGTACATTAGCAATCGCGATAGGCATTTTGACTCCCTCAGTCTGCCCTGTGGTTCTCTTATATGACTGACGCTGCGAGACTCAAGTAAGACCTTCTGCCTACATGAGGCCTAGCTAGGGGATTCAGCCCTATGACTAATTGGGTCTTACTTAAGTCTCCGGCGTCTATTAAGTTGTCTAAGCTCACGCAGTTTAAGTGATGCTCTCTGTTGTTTGTAGCGTAAGCTGGTAGTGCTTTCCTGTACCATCGATTGCACACTGATACGCGATAGTTGCACGAATCAGATCACCCTGAGCACCGATGTTAGTCGTGTAGGTATCCACGATCGCGACCGGAGCGAGAATAGCGATCTGGTTAGTTGTTGCGTTTTGCGACGCAACAAGGGTGATCGACTTCGCAGTGAGAGCCTTGAACGCGTCGTACTCAGTACGACTGCTAAAGTCTCGTGCAACGTTGATCGTACCATCCGACTCGCCGAACGAAATGAAACTAGCGCCAGTACCAGTACTTTGCATCCGGTATTCTGGTGTGCCATTGTCATTTGATTCGAAGGAGAAGGTATCAGTGTCAAACACCTGTGTAGCCGTCGGAATCTGTAAGCTGTACATACCTGCGGCAATGGGTACAGTTGTAGGCCACGTTACACCGGTCATAGCTGCCTGCGACGCTTCTGTACTACCAAGGATCGTAGCAGTGAAAGACATCGTACCGTCCGATGCTACTTCGAGCTTCAGATCATGCACTACACAACCTGTATATCCGAAGGTCTGTCCATTACGAAGAATCGTAATGGACAGAGACGCGGCGGGAACCGCAATCGGTGCAGGCGTGAAGGTGTAGGTGTATGGACCCCCACCAGTCTTGGTCATAGTGCACCGCGACGCCTTGAGGAAGTACAATAGCACGTCCATCAGTGCCTCACATTGAATAGTACCTTCAATATGAGACCAGCCTGCCTCTGCACCGACTAGTCCAGGAGTGTTACGAATCGGACGGCGCCACATTGTTGCCTGTGAGTAAACCAACGACTCGTTCAAGAACGGTACGAACTTAGTAGGAATTGTATATACTCCGTAGTTCATCGCCGTGTTGATAGAAGGAGGCGAACCAATAGGCACACCGACAGCAACATCATTATATAACAGGACAGCACCGACTGTGGCTCGCAAGAGTTCAGTACCAGTGCCGCCGCTAGCTGCCGTACGATAAATATTGTAGCCCGTAGCACCAACAGTAGCAGACCACGTAAGCGCAGCGGTCAAGTTGCCTGCAGAGGTAGTAACAGTGATCTCGTTGCTAACGGGTGTTTCACCATTAGCACTGAGAGCAGTGATCACATACTTGTAGATACCTGCTGTCAAGGCACCGCCTGCGGCGGGTGCACCCGCTAACGTACTTGGCACTGCTAATTGCTCGATACCAAGACCCATAATGCCCGAGGCACCGATTGCAACTGGAGCGGTCATTACTTAGCACCTTCCTCGGTGTCATCGTCATCTTTGCCGTCGTTTGGTGGAGTAACTTCTTTCAGATCTTCATGCCGGACACCCAACGGCGGTTCTGGTGAATCAATCACCACAGGGCTAACGACCTTAGATTCGTCGTTGTCCGTAATCGTAATTGCACCGCCACTATACGGATCGTGCTTGTGAGTGCCTCGGTACTGAGTAATAACGTCGTCAGGAATATCGTGTGCCTCGTTGTCGTTCGGGTACACTCCGAGTCCATCAACCTCGACGTCCGCTCCTTCAGCCACGTTAGGCAAGTTGAGCGTAATCTGATATGACATTGTCTACCTCCTAACTAGGCTGAATCTGTTTACGAGTCTTGGCGGACCAAGTAATACGACTGCACCTTACGATGCTGTTCTTCTTTTTAGCGTAGCCCGACTGTATCTCTGTTACCCATCCAGCAACAACAAGACCGCCGAGCTGCAAGTCCTGATGCAGTAAGTCTTCGATTGCAGTCGCAACCTCGTCTGCTTCTAACCGGTTTGTCTGCGGCGAAGTGACGTAGCTGCTATATACAAGAATAAATACAGTTACTTCACCTTGAAACATATACTGCGCTGCCAGGAAGATTTGCTTCTTCATGTCAGGTTCAACACAAGCTATTGGCGTGGTAGGAATCGAATCTTGATCGCCATAGTAAACTGCATTAAGGCCAAGATTACTCATACTGGCTTCGAGTTTACTTTGGAGCGCTTGGCAGATCGTACCTAGGTCGTTAGAGAGTAGTTCGGTCATGATGGCCAAGCCTGTTCAACACGCTCAGCTAGCCAACGGATAAAGATTTCGTCAATAGCAGCTTCATCTTCGGGTTGGAAAACAAAGAAAGGTCGCGCAGGAATTGTAGGCGCACCAATTCCGCTACCTACTGTCTTCGTGAATTCCTTATTAGCTGCCATAAGGTCACCAGAGTACTTCTTTATGAGAGAGGCCATTAGAGATGGATGTCCGCTCTCATATCCTTCCTGATGCACCTTACCGTACCAGACCTCTTCGGGAAGATCGCGAATAACTGCGTTAGTACTCGTTACGTCCCAGATGTTAATCTGTGTGGCTACTTGCATCAGACGCTTGGTACGAATTAGAATCGGCCCTGCATTACCACGAATCTTAACGGTGTATGCGCTTAGTGGCTCCCATTTATCAGGACGACCTCCTTCATCGAAGTTTCGCCTGATACTAGGTACCATAACTTCGCGAATAGCTCGTAGGAGAGGTACTCGAAAGGATCTGATATCTACTCCAAGCTTATCGATGCGTCCCGCTGCGATACCAAGTGTTGGCCCGAACGTTACGTTAGGAACGACAGCTGGTGAAAGGAATCCATTTACCCCCAAACCATTCGCTACGGCTTGTGAGATCGCAAGTGAACCCGGTGCTGTCACTAGAACACCGAACCCATGGAAAACTTCTCTTCGCCTACGCTCTGATCGGCGAAGTGACCAAATTCAGTACTCCATCCAGTGTCAGACGGCTTGATGGACGAAGAAGCGTCCGTCGGGTAGTACAGAGGATTCGAAATGTTCAAGTTGCTGTTTGCTCCAGCGTCCGGAAGAACAATGGTACCAGTAACAATAGAATTGAGTAGCGTCTGCGCGTTAGCGAGAAGCATTACCCCGTATGTATTGATACCATCGTCTTCCGAATACGTACGCTGGAAGAACCAACCTACATACCACATACCAATGATCTTTTGAATCAATGCCGGTGTGGTACTAGAATCGATCCATCCGCTTACGTCATACGCATGTGATACGACTGCGAGTACTTCTACTGAGACTGAATCTTCCAGATCACTATCGAGCTTAGCAACGTTCAGCTTGACCTTATCGGTCCAGCTGTTAACGATATCGACAGTGATATGGGCCATGATTATGAAACCGTAGGTGAAGAATCAGTCGGAGTAGTAGGCCACGTAGTCGCATCTGTAGACTCGGTCGGAGCTGACGTAGTGTCAGCAACCGGTACCGGTGGTGCGTCTGCCGTAGCATCGGCCTGAGTCGATGCTACAAGAGCGTCCAGACTGGTGAAGTCCAGATCCGAAGCAGAAATACCAGCAGCGATCTGTGCCTTCAACTCAGAGACCTCCTGAGCGATCGAGGATGTTAGTGCTGCAACGTCCTGATCGAGATGTTCCTGATCGGTCATGAGTTGATCTACCTTTCTATGTAGGTGTTCGAGTAGTTCCACGACCCTCTCGTGTTCGAACATGTTCGTCTACGTAGGAGAGTTTTGCTTCGCGAGAGCCTCTTCCAGCTGAGCCTTAAGATCAGCAACTTCAGCTTCGAGTGCGGCCTTTTCTTCAGTTGCGGCAGTGTTAACGGCTGCAACTACAGGTTCACCAATAGCACCAGTCTTCTTCAGAACATCAACAACGTCCTGCTCCAACTGATCGGCAATCTCTTCACCCGCCTTGACAACAACACGAGTGCCGTCTTCGAGGCCGTGAACGATGTTTGTGAGTGCAACTGACATTCTTCACACCTCCTAGGCGATTGCAGCCTTGATCAGGTAGCCTGTAATAGACTTCCCGAAGTCACCGGATGCTGGGTTGATTTCGACACCGACCATTTTGAGGTCGTAGCGCCGTCGAACTCGAATGAGATCAGACGCACGCTTGTCCTCACGCCAACGGTCTACCATTTGAGGTGTTCCGCCGTAACCCCAAACGAACTCGTACGCGAACGCTGGAACCTTGAGACCTGCCGACGGCGGGACCCAAGCGAGCAGAACATCCTTGCCCCACAGGTAAGAACCTGTAATAGCGTTACCGAGCGTACCGGCAGTACCGACACCCACGGCGACACCTGGAACAATGACGTTACCGATACCAAACACCGCAGCGATAATCTCGGGCGTCAGAATCGCACGCTCTGAGTACTTGATACGCTCGATGATATCGGGGTGGTCTTCCAACGTCGACATGACGAGATACGGAATAACTGCCGTATTCGGATCGAAGAAGACCTTCGCGTTAATTGCACGAACACCAGTTCGAATATCGAGAATCGGGTTACTGTTGACGTAGTCGTTCCACTGTGCGGTACCCGACAGCGTTGTCGAGAGACCCGATGCGAAGTTCGCAATCGTCGTAACCATTGTCTGCATCGCAACTTCGCGACCCAGCATGATTTTGGACGTAACGAGGTTCGTACCGTCAGTATCGGGCGAGAAGGGTGAGTCAACGTTCTCTCGCTCTTCATCAGTAACTGCGACCTGCAGTGCGTGTTCCTGTGCGTAGTACGTGTCTAGCGACACGTGGAAGCCAGGAATCTCGTTTGCTTCGGTACCAGGAGCTCGATAGTCGCCAACTTCTGGTAGCCAAGCCTCACGGCCGAACTGGTAGTACTTGTCCGACTGCTTCCGCACAGTTACCTGCGGGAAGAGACGGTTACCGACCAGCTCGTTATTCGGCCACCCCAAGGAGACATCGGTGAGCACCGCATCCATATGGACGTTGCCGGTACCAGTAGGCTGGTAAACCGATCCACCCGCAATAGTGAAGATTGGACGGCCATCTTTACGATAACCGAGAATCTCATTGGGGGTGTGCTTAATTGTATTGTACACCTAACACACCCCCTTAGAAGGTAGCGCCTGGAATGACCAGGACGTCAATGAACTGACCTGCGGCTGTTGCCGTAGTAAGCGCAATACCTAGAATCAGTACTGGTTGTGCTCCAGCAACAGCTCGAGTTACTGCAACAGCACGTGAAGTACTATCAGACGTAACACGCGCTAGTGCAGTAACAGCGGCACCTACTTGAACACGAGCAATTCCGATGACACGACAATCTAAGTACGCCTTGCCGTATCCCAAACGCACTGTATCCAAGTCTTCCTGAACGACTACTAGTAAGTTGGTTGGAGTAGCACCTGCTAGTGCAATCGCGTTAGCCACCGCAGTCTGTGTACCCGAGCCGACCTGAACCTGACCGATCAAGCCTGCGGTATAAGCCGTCGACCCTGTAGCCAGGAAGGGCTTGTCGAGGACGTAGTTCGGACCCTGTCCCATGTTAGTTCCTCCTCCCCTTACTCAGCGAGCTGACGGTTATTGGCGTACGACTCACTGCGGTACCGGTTGTAGAGCTCCGGGTCCTGCGAGAAGGCCCGCTCTGCCAACTGTGCGTGCGGTGCGTCCTTGTCGTCCTCACGGAGCTTCTTAATACGTTCCGCAAGAACCTGCGTAGCCGCCTTGTCATCGTCTTCGTCCTGCACAAGACGGAGACCTGTACGTTCACCCATCTGGACCAACTGAGCATCCAGCGTAGTCTCGATTGTCTTCACGATCGACTCGGACAGCTGTTTGTTACCGCCAGCCATGACGAGCTGCTTCTGCCACTCCTCCTGAAGAGCGGGCGGAACGGCAAAACCCTTCGTCTTAGCCTTCGCAGCCAACTTGGTAACAGTATTCTCAACCTCAGCCAACTTGTTAGATGCTGCCAACTCTGCAAGTTGCTTGTTCTGTGTATCGATAGTCTTCTGCTGAGTATCGAGAACATGTCCGATTTGCTCACCGAACGCCTTCAGCTTAGGCTCCTTGCCCTCGGTGAGCTTCTTGACAACTTCAGCGATCTGAGCCTCAGTAGCAGCGATGGGCTCGCTCGCTGGAGTGCCCGGATCCTCATCAGGGATGATCTCGAGGTTCTCGATCGCAGCGTAAACATCGTCCTCCGACGCGCTCTCGCCAAGGCCAAGTTTGGTCGCAGCAGCCTTGATCTGTTCTGGTGTCACTTTACTACCTCCTTCATTGAACTTGACGGTTTGTGCATCGAAGACTTCCGATAGATTAATCGGAAGGATCCCCTTGAGATGGGGACGATTCGTTAGACCTCCGCCCCAGAGAACATCCTGGTAGGTCTCCTTAGTTGCCGGATGTGTCCACTCGTCGGTGAAGTCAGGACTGAAGTAGCGGTATTCCTTTTCCTTCAGTTTTTGCATCGCAGGCTTGGTAAACTCGACGCCGAGCCATAAGCCATCTGTACGCGCTTGGGCATCCTTGACCCAACCAGCAGCAATACCTGTTTCGTGGTCGTAATCGATATTGAGATCCTGACCACGAACGTTTGCCTTGACGTTATCAGCAAACCGCTTAACGCGATCGGAAGTAACCTTGATCTCCCCGTACTGTGGGTGATCCCAATTGCCCAAAGGCATAGCCTGAATCCAAGTTAAACCGGACTCTTCGAGCTTAACGCTCGCCATGTCGACCAAGAAGCCTACATGTTGCTCAGGCATTGTGTTCCTCCTCTCTCTTATTCTAAATGGAAACCTTTATCGAACGCGAACACAGAGTATATAATAGTATCACGCTGAAGCTCTCTCGACGTAAGCCGTAGCGTTCGTACATGTTTCGACCGCTGATGCCCCGGTAGTCAATGACAGACTGATGAATAGGTAAGTCGACGAGAGCGAATTAAAAGCCGATGCGCCACCGATCACAATGGGGTTAGACCGGTTATCCAAACCTGTCAGAGGCGTCGTAGCTCCCGCATGACACAGCTGCATCGTTGCGAAACCGTTAGCGGATGCGCCGATGGCAGATATGGTATAGATCACCTCCATCCATCCGGAGTCGATGGCTGCTGTTGCGGTACCTGCTGCCCAAGTCTGTACGATAGCGTCAGCGGTCGTACCCGTAGTGCCTACGCGGATACTGAGCACCCGGCCTGCGGTTCCCGCCGCAGTCTTAGAGATCGGAACGCGCCACCGGAAGGTCGTACCTACCTGGAAGCCTTGAGGCGGCACCATGATCGCCGAGCCGACAACTAGGGTCAGCGCGGAGGCGCTAAAGGCTTGTGCGGTGAGACTGATGTTCTTCATACCCGGAGTGAGTGCACCGTTGTACTGAATAAACGCCTGTGCGCCCGCCTCGATAGTGGCTGCCGGTTCTCCGTTGGCCAATTGATACGCCTGTACGTAGGTAGGACCCGAACCAAACGTGTTCGTAGGTGTACCTCTACATGTCAGGCCACCAGGACCGAACGAGACGTGGTTGAACACGTTGTTACGAGAAGCGCCTGCGACTGACGCACCAGCACCGATCTCAGCGCCGATGCCTGTACCGCCACCAGCGCGGTTGATTATCATGAAGTTGAAGTAATTGGAGTCAGAGTTGATGTCCTTGAGCGCGATCCCCGTGTTGTGGCTGATCTTGATCGGGCCTACGAAGTTGATCAGGTTAGCATTACCCAGACCACCACCGTCACCGTTCAACCGAATCGCCATGCCACTCGCGCCACCCCCGTCCACTGCACGGAAGTTGACTTGACCGACGCGTCCGCGAGTACAGTCCTGTGCGCCTGGCAGCACCTGTACAGGCGAACCCGCTGTCACGGTGCCTGCGGTAGCTACGCCACCAACCACCAAGCATCCGGTGAAACTCGATCCGGAGATACCCGTGTAGGTAACAGCTCGTTTCGTACCGCCCCCGTCCAGGACGACGATCGTCCCAGAGGGAGACGTAAAAGCGGGACCGCTGCCATTCGCTGCTACGGAGTTGACGTTGATGGTCGTCGGTGCGACGTTCGTGGTCCAGACATGTGACCCTACCGTCGTAGCTCCAGAGAGGGTGTTGAAGTCCAGTCCGCAGTCGGTAGCGTTGATCGAGTAGAAGTCATCGATATCGAAATCTGTGCAGGACAGGAGCTGCAACCCGATGGTTCCAGCGTTCGCGTAGCAGTCGATTGCAATGCCTCGCCACTTGAATCCGTTGTTCGGCACGCCGCTGAGACCGTTGGTCTGTACCGGCAGCACCTGTACGGCTTTGAAGGCTCCGTTCGGCACGATGGTCGAGCCCATCGCGGCATAATAGTTGCCGAAGTCGAGTGAACCGCCTGAACCACATCCGTACAGCGTGATATTGTGGCCTGTAACGATAAGTGTTGTGCCGATCAAGTATCGACCCGGTGGGAACCAAACAATAGCACCGCTACCGCCCGCGTACCCTGCAGCTTGCGCTGCGTTAATTGCGTTTTGGATGTTAGTCGCAGAGTTAGTCGTTCCAGTCGGGTCTGCACCGTAATCAGCGACAACGTCATAGATATACAAGAGCAGTTTCTTGTGTTCATTAGCAGACATCGAGCCTGCCGCAGAAGAAGTAGCAGCGCTAATAGCTAAAGTAAGAGTTGATGCGCTACCACCACCTGTGAGTGGCGCTGTAGTATTTAGTGTATTGATGACACCATTAGTTCCGTTAGTACCAGGTGGCCCGGTTGAACCTGTAGGCCCTGTAGGTCCCAAAAGGCTGCCTTCTAACGTCCAAGTCGAAGTAGCCGTCTTGAGGTACAAATTACCTGCAGTACTATCAATATAGAGATCGCCTATTACACCCAAACTACCAGAAGGAGCGCCACTACCTGTTCGTATCTTGGTAGAATAGTACCCTAAAGATACCCAGGCTGTAACTCCATCACCTAATTTAACAGCTAAAGTATCAGTCTCTAACCCAAACTCACCTGACAGCAAAGTAGGGTTAGTGCTAGTCCACAGTGCCGCCGTACCACGACGAATCTGGAACTGGCCGAAACTCATGAAGGCCCTCCGAAGTCAATCTTTAAAGTACCAGCATAAACTGTTGTAGGACTGCCACCATCAATAGCAAAGGATGAAACTCCACCACTAGTAGGCAAGATCGATGGATCGATAGTATCAGGCGCCGTAATGACAGTAGGCACACCCGTGCTATCGTTCGGCGCGAGTGGGAACCTAGTTGTCATCGGATATACATCGACCCGTTAGCAGTCGTAACGATATTGGTCGTACTCAGAGCCACGCCGACTTGCTGTACCAAGTGTCCTGACGTACTAGGTGGAGCTGTTATCGTTTTGCCCGCGGTAGTATCAGATAGCCACTGCTCGCCAACAGTTAGACCGGTCTGTCCTGTGTTGTCTTCACCTAACGGATAAATAGTAGCAAGCGCAGGTGAAGTAACCGCCGCTATAACAAAGCCATGTGCCTGCTTTGCTGCACTACCGGCACTAGCGTCCGCCTTACGTACAGTAATTACACCTACGTTCGAATACAAATTGACAAAATCACCTGCTGCTAAATTCTCTGACGTTATTGCAGTATAAACACCAGGACCGATACCAGCAGGGAGCATCGTTGTATCGATAGTGCCTGCGCTGTTCAACGCAACGATGTCGCCCGCGCTACCTGCACCGGCTGATGTTTGCACAGGAATAGTCACAGTAGGCACACCCGTGCTATCGTTCGGCGCGAGGTATGGATTACCAGCCATTTTGACCCCTTACAGTGCGTATGGCCTCTGTGGATCCCAATACAGCGTAGTTGCTGTTTGAGGTGAAGCGACTTGCCTTATAAACGCCGCTCCACCAAGCGCAGTCGGCGCAATCTGTGTCATACTACCATTGACATCCAGAAAAATGGGTCCATCAACCCAAGTCCATCCACTAAATGTAACAGGTCCAACAGCTTGAACTGTAAGGATATCGCCCATCAACGCAGCTTGCAGCGTGATCCACAAAGGTACTGTCGCTTCTTCAAGATCGGCATTCGTAGCATATATAACGGTACCATCTAGCTGCGGACGAACAACTCTTTCTCCAGACAAGTCTTGACCCGCAATAACAGTAAGAACAGATGAATCCCCGCCGGAACCGGGAGGTCCTGCAACAGGTAAATAAAGCACCGTCGCGTTGGGCACTTCGATGTTAATGGTAGGCGGTAGCGCTGTGCTATCTACAATTACCAAGCCAAACGGACCATCAAGGGGCGGTTCGACAGTTACTGAGGGAGGTATGACAACGCTAGTCATTTACATCTACTCTCCCTCTTGCCCATAAAACTGGTCTGTCCGTTGTTGAGTAGTACAGATCAGCACTTTTTGGTTCGAGTACGATTAACATATTGACAGTATCGCTATCAATGTCAAACGTAATCGTATCGCTCGTAACTGTAGCAGTCCAAGGCGTATCGCTAACGTCGAATAGTAATGTCACCGTTGTCCCATCAGGAAACGGAGCACCAGCTGCTTGAAGCACCGCCCAATAATTCGTATTGCTATTAAGAATAACGACAAGATCGAGAGGCTTGTAGCCTAGTGTTAATACTGGGAAAACTCCCATGCCAGGCACCGGTCCCTTCGAATCCAAATACCACAGGGCGTATTACTTAAGTTGAGCATCGACGCACGCACGAATTTCTGGTACGGACACATTCTGAGGTTGCTTGGCACATGCTGCTGCAAGTACGACAATATCCTCTATTTTACCATTCTGAATAACTTGAGCAGCCTGTCCTTCTTTGTAGCAAGTACCCTTGGGGTTAGTACAATCTTCAATGAACTGGATGATCTTGTTCGTGTTAGTAACGGCTGTGTTGACTTGGTTTAACGTTATATGTCCGCTATGTTGATTGCTCAGTACTTCATCTAACGCTATAGCACCACCGGCGAGAGTTGACAATATCGCGAACGCTATCAGAAAGACTAGAACGCCCTTTAACTCTTTAACCAGAGCACGCTTCTTGTTAATTCGACTCTCAGTCATGATACCTGCTTAAGGTCTTTTAACGCCTTAATTATAGAGTCATTGGCCGTCTTCGTACTACCTTCGTGCTGTTGTAGCAGTTTAATAATTCGATCGAGTTGCTCTCTACCCGTTACGAGTCTCTCAAGTACTTGTCGGGCGTTTGTCTCTGACGCAAGTTCAACGGTAAGTCTCTGATTATCGCCTTCGAGGCGCTCTATGCGATGTTCTTGATCGTCACGATCCGCTCTCAATCCAGCTAGTTGTGCCTGTACTAACGAAGACCTGCCGATTGCTACTGCAGCTGCTACTAGAGCAATCAGTGTCATGATGGCACCAATTGCTATGAGAGGATTGGTGTAAACGAGATCGGAGGCTACGTTCATATTAACCACCCGACCTGTCTGTACCAGCGTTGCCAGCACCCGATCCCTTAGGCGGCAATGGTTTCTGTCGAGGTGGTCCTATTCTAGCCTTAGTAGGCTTAGGCGCTATAGTATTACTCGGCGTAGTTCCTGCGGGTGCAGGTTGTGCACCTGGTAAAACTGTGCCGCCGGGACCTACCTTACCTGGTACCTCTAGGCGTTCAATGACGTCACCATAACGTGCAGTCTTAGCATCCGCTGCGGGCAAGTCGAATTCGTCACGTGCCCACGCTTCAAGTACATCATCTGGGCGAATAATCTCTGCGCCCACCATATTACGGAGGGTAAACGAAATAGTACGCCATGCCTCTTCTTCGCCAATACGGCGCACACGAAGCTTTGGTACACCGGCACTTGAAGGGAAATTCGCCTTCACTAGCTGCGGAATACCATACAAGTTGAACGTATCACAGATCTGATTGGCCAAGAACCGTGTCGCCTTCAGGAACATAGTCTGGTCTTCGACCTTAGTAGTCTGATCTGTAGACATAAAGTTACCAAGTACGTTTTCGCGAATCTGTCCCTTGTGATGTTCGATCGACTTCATAATGTCGACGGGCTGTCCCTTAAGCTCTGCGAACATTAACTGCCAATTAGGAGGCAATACAACGTGAGCTCTCTCGTTAGTACGAAGATTTCGTCCCAACTGATCTGCCGCCAACTTGTCAGAATCACCAAATCCTGGTGGCAACACAATAACAGGGATACCGATACCGTGTCGCTCTTTCTGAATACCGTCGATTTTGTACAACATGTCCGCAAAGTAGAAGTGCTTATACGCGGAACGTAAAACCGAAACGCCTTGGATGTTACCTGCTTCGCGATCGAATGTGAATACGAGCATCTTGTCGATCGGAATAAAGATACCGTTGTCTAACGCATTCATAGCGTTAGGGTACATGAACACACCTAGCGGTCCGCCGTTAAGGTCGAACTTCCAGTTTTGCACATCCATGGGATGTCTCGGTGCTAACTTCTGCCATGTTAGCACCTTCTTACCGTTCCAGACGTCTTCCTTCCAAACCTCTTCGAACATGTAATATCCGAAGTCACACATGAGCATCGACTCAACTAACACCTGGTTGAACGAGATACTCATTGCTTCTTGTAGCGTCCACTCTACAAAGTCAGCCGCGCGCTTATCAGTAGTGCTGTCACTAGCAGGCTCGATGAACCAACGCGCAGCAAGTACGGGCGTCTTGATCAGGCGAAGTGATGCTCTAACGGTTGCATCAGACTTACGCATCTTGTCGTACTGCTTGAGGCCGTTGATCCCGATCAGCTTAGGGTTGTACTCTTGGCGCATCCAAGAAGTAAACGGAGATGGTGAAGCAGATCCGAGCTCTCCCAGAGCAACGCTTGTAGAGTCGGCAAGTTGCTTACTACCCGTCTCTGCTAATTGCAAACTCGTGCCGTGTTCAATGTACTGTTGCATAGGGTCATAAGTACCCTTGGGCGTTGCTATAATATAAGGGTCTCCGCCGTTACGCGCTACATCAACCACGTCGTAGTTCTGTACAACCTCTTCCAGAGTCAGTCTACGTGTTGCCAATTGCTCAGCCAAGGATGGCAGAACTTGTACCTTAGTCCTACGACTAAGCATCGACATTAAAATTCACCTCCCTGCGTAAAGTAACCACGATCACTAGCACTAAGTACCAAGTCAGTTGAACGCATAGTCGCATCAACGAAGGGGCTAACGCTAGGCACGTTCATACTGATCACGTCGGTCAGCTTTGCATTCGCTCCTAACTTGTAGAGATGTACGATTCCATAACGTAGCGCGTCGAGAGCGTGATCATCTTGACGCAACCCGATCTCTTGCACGTTCCTACCCCGAACTGAACTGGGCGCACGGTAGTTGTTGAATTCACGAATCGTATTTACACACTTAAAGTCTACGTAAAAGGCAGGCTTGTAGAGCGGCGCACCGTACTCGTCTTCGCCGTCTTCGCGATTCATGAACGACCTTACGAGGTCAATTCCTTCTCGCCAATTCTCTTTGGCTTCGGGCATTGCGTACGTCTGAATGAAGTTCTGCGAAACGGTCGCAACTGCTTCGGGATCGGCGGAATCGCCAAAGCCCAAGTCGAGGTGGTAGCCTGTCGGCTGCTCTCTCGCTTTGAGTTGCGCACAATGATCCTCCACTCGCGTATACGACTTATAGTGCTCACGCCATACAAATATCTCATCGCGTGGTGAAACCTGAAACTCTATCGCCGCTAGGGGGTTGTTGTAACCCCAATCGAAAGCGATGTAGTTACGCCAAGCAGGATTGAACTGTAGATTACGCACGTGAACGCCCGCATCCCACTCCGGATAGATCTTTCCTACGAAGCTACCGAAGTCTGCAGCAATCTCCTGCTCGAAGCTTTCGGGAGACATTGTCTTACGCAGCAACAGAATCTCAGGGTCCTGTTCGCCCTCCGGATACACCTCTGTATTGTGCCACGAAGGAAAACGCCAACTCTCGTACTCGGGTGTCTCCGCGTCTTGCCCCAGCATCCAGAGATCGTACAGCCAATTGTATCCTTCAGGTGTGGTTGGGAAGTCTGCACCACCGCGTCGGTCAGCCAACGCGGGTCGAATAAAACGCTCCCATGTATCTTTGTCATGTTTGGCTGCCTCCGACATAATAACGTGATCTAACGCGTCACCAACTAAGTTTTCGGGATGTTGTGCACTTCGTACCTCAAGTCGCGTACTCCATGGGAACTCAATGTACATAACGCCCTGCTTCTTGTTGTACGCCCTCTTTATCCTCTTGTCCCTACCCATTTGCATACCTACAATAAGGTCATCCCAGACAACGCGAAACTCTTTCTCACCCAAGTCGTAAGTAGGGCCAACAATCCAAAATCGCTTATTCGGCAAAAACAGTTTTGGCTCCAAGTCTCTACCCGCCATGGTAGACTTACCAAACCTACGACCGCAATTTGCAAGCCGAAAGCGTGCCGAGCTTGTGTGATACTGAATTTGTCCGTGGTGCGGTCTGTAATCGAGCTTTTTGAACAAGGCATTCTTGTTCACAACTCTCACAGACTCACTCATCAGACTCACTCCAGACGTTGCCCTCATCCAGGTAGCCGTGCCAGAACGGCATCGCACCGATGGACTCGCGGATCTCTAACGACCCATCCACGCACTCGCGGAACACGTGCGGCGGACTGACAACGTGATGGATACTGCGCTGTCCGGCTGGTGCGCCCTCATCACGAGCATTCGGCAGCAGGAAGAACACAGCCGGCTCGTCACCCGTGCGTCCCAAAGTAGGACCGAAGTAGTCGCCTGGTGATCGCACCTCAGCGAGAGAGTCTACTCGGCGACCGATCATGATGGCAGCCAACTTGTAGGCTGCTTAAACCCTGTAGTACTCAAAGGCACTGTATCGTGCGTTTCACCCGAATGTCCGATACGTACGGAAATAACTGTGCCAGCCGTGGCAGTGACTACGCCAGGACGTGGCTTACAGTTTGCATCGTAGTAGGTCACAGTCTGACCTACCTTAGGGTTGATCGGTCGCACGCGCGGGCCTCTCGAATCTCAAAGAACCACAGGGCTTAGGTATTTGATGCTGTCATCTCGTAGCTAAAGTACACACCTGTCTGATTCTTAGCAGTAGCGGCGGCAACGTTGTCGATGATCTCTCCGGTTACAATTACCTGAAGCTTGACACCGCTTGTGCCGCCCGGTCCCAACACCTTGGCGTTGCGGGTGCGACCATTCGTATCGCGGTACCCTACTACAATGCTACCCGAGGTCTGATGTTTCCCTAAGCGAGCCGTAGCGGCCGCTGCCTGGTCAACCGTTGCCATCTTCGCTCCCGTCCCGTAGGTGTTATGGTTAGGTATACATCTGGCCGTCAGGCGGCATAGCTGCGTTAATACCTACAGCGCCACTCTTGATGGCTTTCGGCCCGTTAGCGCTTGTACTGATTTTGGCGCGCTTCTTCTTCTTCTTGCCGAGCTTTGCCTTTATGGGCTTACCTTTGCCCGTCATAGGTGTTGTCTGTACCATCGGTGCGCCGCCCAACGTAGTCGGTACTGAGATCCCACCACCTGTCTGTAACGTACGTAAAGAATTCTGTGTACGCCCTGACGTATGTGGATTAGTCATTGTATGCCTAGGTTGTCGTTAGCTTGCGGCTTCGACGTAACTAGTGACATCGGAGAGAAACTTGACGATCGGGCTTTCATCTCCACCGAACGCGTCATCACCGATCTTACCAAGAACGCGATCGATTACGTACTTACTCGCATCCATTCGCACACGCTCGTTCTGGCTGTGCGTCATCAGGTGAGTCAGCGCTGTGACCGCCGTAGGTACATTTTCGCGCAGGAGCCGGCGAGCTGTGGTCTCTTCATCCTCGTCGGGGTGTAACTGGCTCTCCAGAAGTGCTGACTCAGCCAATCCTGCTACCGCCTCTTCCGACAACCACGGAGCGTCTGACGACGTTTCGCGTTCGCTATCCTCGTTCATCTGAGTGGCTCCTCGTGTATATATATATAAGAGTACCGTCTTCGTACCCTCTAGGTACCCTTGTTCTGTATGCTTTGTTGGTGTTATCTTTGTTGCGACGCTTAACCTTATTGTAAAGGGGTAAGAGCAGTGTACGACTACTCTACGTATATAAGGGTAACATATGGTAGACCCCTTCGGTGATGTTACCGCTCCGGTCGTGCAATTTTTCTCTCACGCAATTATAATATAGTTATGTAGGAAAAATTCCTACACAAATGAAGGGATCGCTATGTCCGAAACGACTATTTCCATCTGGACTTGTCACAAACTCACCAATCTCGCGTTGAGCGAGTTGGGTGTGAACAAGGAACTTCCTCCCCAGATGTTCTACAACTACACCAAGTCGAGGTTGAACAAGAACCTCAAACCTCTCATTCCGTGCGTGATGGGAGAGGACGGCAAGGTGTCAGTCGAGAAGGAGGACTTCGAGAAGTGGTTGGCGAAGTACCTCGAGAAGAACGTGATCCGTCGGATCGCGAACGTGTAGTAAGTAGAGTAGGTTGGGATGATATGAAAATATCATCCCTTCCTTCCCTACTTATGAAAGGGGTATGAACTAAAGAGAATATAAGTCTGCCTCAAATACATACGTAAGGAGGTGAGAAAACTATGTCGACGTTTAACTTGCATGAGTTCTTAATGAAGGAACTAGCGCACCCGCCGAAGCGACAGGTCAAGAACAAGTCAGGGCGCGCAGGTCGGAAGCTGCACAATAGCAGGGCAGCCCAAAGGGCAGTCGGAGGGTACGCCGATACGATGAGGGCAGTATACGCACCAGCTGATACGGAGCTGTGCGTGGTCGTAGACCCTGAGTCACTGAACATCGTGACGACCCCAGGCGCGGTCCCCCCTGAATACAGAACACCACAGGGTGTTGATAGAGGATACCAGGGCCGAGTGGGCTGTGTGTGATCTACAATAGCGGGGCTACCCAGAGGTAGTTCCGCGAAGAAGGTGCGTGTCAAAGACTGCCTACAAACGCGGTCAGTTAGACGTAAAGGCTACCAGTCATATTGAGGAAATTGAGACTTGAGGCTTTTATCTTAAAAAATCGCTTGTATAACGTAACACAACGGATAAAAGACGATTTAGTATGGTATTTACGGCATCGGTGAAAGAAACTACCCTTCCCATGACTTTTTAACATATATAACTATATACAAACCTATATTATACCTAAATCTACGATTCTCTCGTACAGGTAGAAATAGTGCCCGCTGCGGTATTAAGTCATTATTAAGTCATTATTAAGTCATTATTAAGTCATTATTAAGTCATTATTAAGTCATTATTAAGTCATTATTAAGGGTAGTATAACGAGGTAAGGGAAAACCAAAATTGACTCGCTCTGAGGGCTTGAAAGGGCATTAGTAGTCCCTATATAATTGAGTTGTAAGAGGAAAACTAAATCAACAGGAGGTCAAGATGTTGGTAACAGTGGAAAGGGTAAAATGATGTCATATTCACCACTAGATTTCGTTGACTTCCGCGACGGCGACGCAGTCGAGATCAACGGAACAGAATTCACAAAAGAACAGATCGCAGAGATTCTGGCTGGGTTCTACGAGAACAGGTCAGATTACGACGAAATCAACGAAACCATTACCATTGCGGTAATGTGCGCAAGACGTCACTCAGACGAACCAGGGGATTATGACGCTGACGTTCTGGATGAGTTCTGATACCGATGAGTGACGAACACACACGAGCTCAGGACGAGTTGGATGCGAACGATGCTGATTGGTTCGAACACCAACACGAGCAAGGGTACCACGACACCGAGGTGAACCTTGATTGTTGTGTTTGCCTAAGGGAAGTAGAGACGGCGCTCGAAGATGGTAAGGTCGATCTTGCAGCTCTAGAAAGCGCGACTGCACCAACAGACACCGCCGCAACAACAGCTACCACAGGCACAGCTTTGGAGCAACTTGAAGGTACGATGCCAATGCCAGATTCGTTCGCAGCGTTAGGTGCGTTGAACAAGAAGCTAGGCAACAACATCTATGCAGGCCCTGCGAACGAGAACAAGTTTCAGCGTCAGCGTGCTAAAAACAAAGTCGCGCGCAAGCGTAGAGTAAACAACTTGCGCAGAAGGGGAAAGTAGCTATGGAGACGTTGTTAAGCGGCACACTACTGTACTTTACCTTACTCAGTTACTGGGTAATCGGGTACGGTATCCCACAAAGGCAGAACAGACAACGAAAGGATAAGTAGATGTTGATCAAGGCAGAACTCATGCAAGAAGGTATGATGTTCAACGAGCTTGCCGACAGTAAGACAACGAAGGCAAGCCGCTGCACGAGCAGCCCAGAACCGTGCAAAACTGAGCCGGGGCAAACGTGCACATGACATCGACACGCGGCGATTGGTGTATTGCCAGAGAGCAGCTGTTGAACGTTCGCTTCAAGTAAGAAACAAGGAGGGTGTCCGCAAATTAAAGGCGGCCAGTGTTGCGAGTACACAACACCCACGACCACACCCTGTGGTGGTTGATTCATAGAAACCCGGCCCCCGCTCAGGAGGTAAATGATGCCTAACAGAAAACTGTTGGAAGCTCAAGCGAAAGTTATCTTGGAGCAGTTAGCAAAGTTGGACTCGCTGCCGAAAGAGCCAGATAGTCCTTGGGCTGACGGTAAGAAGGCGATCTACTTCGAGATCACCTACAAGAACTACCCAAGGCGTAAGTACTCGTACAGTGCACACCTAGCCGACAACGGCTTGTGGTACACTACCGCGAGGCAGATGTACAACAACGGCACCAACTTGCGTGACGGTCTGAGCTGGGACGATCTGATGACTTGGATCGCAAGCGTAGACGCGAATGCAGAGGTATGGCTCGTTGTCGACATGGAACGGCTGTCGTAACATGTCGCACAGTGAAGTGGTCATTATCGATGACCACGAAGTACGAGTAATGGAACTTAGCGACTCAACTGTCGCTGGGGTCTGCACTTGTGGTGTCACTGCAGTCAGTTCTTCGCTTACTAACGTGGAGCGCATGATTGCTAGGAAACATAAGGACAAGTGATGATTAACAAGACTATGCACGAGATGGAAGCGGAGACAATCGATTACCTACTGGAAGTCGATGCCGATCTTCGCGCTACCGCTGGTGAATTGTTCAACATGAGAGAAGTAGCTGCAAGGATACTAAACCAGGTATTCGTAACTCGCGAAGAAGTGTTGCAGACGCGTCTGTGCGCACAATTCCTTGCGTAGGATGTTGGCGCTTCTGTGGGGTATACCGTGGGTAATAGTAGCAATACCGCTAGCACTCTCTATCTTCGGACTACCTCTTGCACGCAAGTGTATGGAGATAGCTGCATGGCCCACAGAGCATCACATAAATCACAAGTTGGAGAAGAGTTACAGGTACCGCGACCGAAAGATCGTAGTCGTAAGAAAGAACGAACAAGCAGTAAGAATGCAGTTCAAAGAAGCGCTGGATGCCTTACAAGCTGAACCGATCCAGAGCAGTTTTAAGGCGACAGGAAACGAAAAGTTCGATTGGGATAGAGGCGATGAGGCACGTTACGATATCCCTGAAAAGGAGAAGCCATGGGAAACATGACTGTACTAGTAGTGCCTGCCGACGTGAAACAACTTATGAGAAGGGAGACACTGGAAGCGGATACAGGTATAAGCCTCCTACGGCAGCTGCAACAGCTGGTTGGTGGCTACGTTGAACAAGTAAACTCACAATCGTTACGCAATTACCGCATGTGTATGTTAGTCGATGAAGACGGACGTGTAAAGTTAAGTCCGATAAACGAGCGCGCCACACTCCTTGGTAGGTATGGGGGTATGATCGTAGGAAATGCCGTCTTCGTGGGCTGCAAGGACAACGGCTACGATTGGGAAACGTTGCCAAAAGAGTTGCCGCCCTGGTTCTAAGAAATTGACTCGTAGCGAGGGCTTGATAGGGCATTTATGTTCCCTATATAATTAAATTGTAAGCGAAAGAATTGCTTCAAGAAAAGGGCCTAGGTTTTGAGTTGCCAAGGTGTAAAGTTTCCACCTTGGTAATTCTGAGTCTAGGGCTTGCGTACAACAACTTGGTCACTGTATAATAAATACAGAGGCCAAAGCAAGACTTGGACTCAAGCAGAGGTAGCTCAGAGGGAGTTACCCGATCAAGGTCCACAACTACATAGTGTGTGGTTGTGGCGGAAGGAAGTGGCAATATGGCACGCACCGGTACACCTGAGGTGGACACTCCCGACGAGCTCGACACCGTCGTCGATGAGTCGGACAGCACCGAAGAGAAGGCTCCCAAGGTCAAGAAGGAGCCGGCTCGAGGCGCACTGCCAGAGGGTTACGTCACGCCTGTCGGGCTCGCGAACGAGCTGTCGGACAAGCAGGACGCGAACGGGAACTTCTACCACACAGCCAAGGACGGCAGTCACAAGGTGCCCCCGCAGATGGTGTACAGCTACATGCGGAACGCGCCGAAGGACAACCCGTTCCCGATCGAGACGGTCCAGGATAGTCTGGGCCACGATCGGCAGGCACTGAAGGTGGCGGACGGTCTCGCGTGGTGGACAGCGAAGAACGCACGCGCTGCCGAGCGCAAGACCAACGCGGCTGCCAAGGAGGCGAAGAAGGCAGAGAAGGCCTCTTCCACTCAGGCAGAGGACACCGAGCCGCAGGCGACTGAGGCCGAGTAATGAAGTAGCAGGTCGGGTAGGTTGTGGAACATGAGAGTCTGACACTTTTTAGGTCTACTCATTGAGGTTCGACACCTCGCTACTCACGGCAGTAAGAGTTACTGCCAAACTAAATAAGGGAGTACGATCATGTATCTCGTTCTGGAGCAGAATCAGGGAGACAGGGTCATCCTCAGCTACAAGTCGATTCAGGTGAATGGCGTTGGCGAGAAAGTTCGCTCTACTACAGCTCTGATCTACGATGGCATGTCGGAGGCGTACATTATTGCCTACCGCAACGAGGAACTGGACGCTCGAAATCGATGGCTGTTAATGTGGCGCGTTTCCGAACGAAGTGATGCCATGAGGCGATACACCGACTTCGTTCAGGATCTCGAAGCAGATATCGATGTTGATGACATCGATAAGTTGATACACGCCTCATTCGACGAGTAACAACTTTCACAAGTTTCACAAGTTTTGTCGCACCGAGGGGAAAGCCAGCAGGGTTCTAACCCTTCTACCCTGCGGTAGGTGCGACAGAAGGATCGCGTGCACTGTCTTCGCGCAACACATAGGCATGTCTGCCCGTTCGAGTCGGGCCACGCGAACGAGGAGGCTCGGAACTTGCGGCACCGAGATAAGATCACCCTCACTAACGTCGCAGGCGCGTGACCAGAGGCACTGGTTAGCTTGAGTGGTTCGAATCCACTCTCACGCACCATACGGACGCGTAGCTCAGGCGTTGCGTAGGAGTATCACACTGAGTTAGGTCCTGGGGCGGCTTGCGCGCGGGTGTCGCCCCAGGGCCGGATCTAAGGACATAAATGAGGGTTCGGCTCCTGCGCGAACAGGGAATAGCGTCCAGGACGCTATTCCCACTAATTTTACCCTCTTGTGTTACCTAGTTCGTACACTATATAATAAAAGAAGGAAGGAGTTTAGATGGCTCGTTTAACCAAGCCACTATGGCTAACACGTGAAGCCAGAGCGGCACTTAAGGAAACGTTGGATCTCCATCTTGAGATGCATAAAGAGGTCTGGGAAGCGATGGCAACGGATAATAACCTTGCGCTACCCGAGCTCGAATCAGTACTCAAGAATGCAGCTGTCCAACGTAGTCACTTACAACTCATTCGGAGTAAGTTGTGACCACAACTGCTACTGAGGCTCCTGCGGCACTATTTATACATTGTCAGAATATGTATAGGTTAATGCACTCGCAGGCCTCTCTGCAGCCCGATCCTAACACTGCACCCGACGATTTGACCGACGAGGACTATATCATCGTCTGGGAAGGGATGCTGACTAAGTTCGTTACGGCTGACATGAACTTAAGCGTTCCCTATTACACGTTCATGACGCGCGCGATGAAGAAGATGGGTTGCATAAGGCAATTACGTCGTGGTGGCGGTACCTCTCCTTCACAGTGGCAATTGGTGCGAGAGCCTACCGAGGCAGACTTTACTAAGTACTCTTCAGAAACACTCGATGCGAACCATATAACACCGCGCAAGAGGCAATCCATGCAGGAAGAGCTTCGCGATCAGATTGCTAACCTGAACAACAGACTCTCTGTCGTGGAGAGAGCTCTTACCTTTATCATCGAGGAACAGGAAGGGGAGTAATGGAAACGGAAGAGACGTTTACGTTGTGGGACGATTCGCCTACTCCGCTTATGGCTAGTGTGCGTCGTACGCTTGTGGAAGAGATGATTCGTCAGGCCTACTTAGACAACGATTCGAACGTGGATCGCATGTACGCTGAGGAAGACATAACGGGCGAAATCATCGACATGGATACGATGGTTGGAGAAGGGAAACTATCGTTATGACAGAAACAACGTACGAAGAAGCTACAAGGTGCCCTAAATGTGGTAACCCTGGCGAGGTTGCAATCAAGGCACCAGCACCTAGGCAAGCTAGACTTCCTCGTGGGACACAGATCCATACAGTGTACTGCAGGCGAGAGCTTTGTCCGTGGAATAATACCTGTTGGATGGTACAGGTTAACGCTGACGGAACTGTGCCAGCGCCAAAGAACCACAGGGGCGAACCGAAGCTGTACGCGGGGTTCGAAGGCCATGACAATCAAGCTAACGAGCTAATCAAACAGGTCCGAGAGAACGCGGCGCTGGAAGAAGAGCAACAGAGGCAACCGGGACACGAACAACGTAACCCGTTCAGTCGATAGAGATTCGAGTTAGACATGCTCGTACATCGAAGCTACCTTAGGGTGTTCAAGCGTAGGGTTTAGCGTGTCTTTCTCAAGTCTCTAAGGTCTAACAATAAGTCTAGAGTCTGCTGGAACATAGGAGGTTAGAAGGGAGTAGAATGGAAAGTACACCTAGATATGTCGGAGGTATCGACGATCTGGAGGCTGCCATTCTAGCGGATGAGTTGGCTGATGCACATGAAGCAGCACTACAGGGTACAGTTAAGATGTCTGTTCGGGAGTACTCCAAGTTCAAGTCACTAATGACCGGAACAATTTGGCAGCCACAACTGATCTACTACTACATTCGAACAGGTAAGATAAAAGAAGAGCCCTGTATCTGCGGACGTAAGGTTATAGATGTAAGAAGCGCAGACGAATTCTTCGCTGCACGCGACACCAAAAACAGAATGAACACCTGAGAAGACGAGGAAAAGTAGTCATGTCGAATCCAAGAAGCAAGGACTCACAAGCGAAAAAAGATCGTATTCAGGAGAAGCGTAACGTCATGCAGACGGATCCTCCAGGAGTCAACAAGGGCGGCACATGCCAACAGTGCGGTGCGAACCTTAGGTGGTGGTACAACTACAAGTTGTGCGATAGGTGTCTGATCATCGACGAGAATGCTGTAGTGCAACTCTAGTGTGAGAAAGCGTTGGCAAGGTGCAACCTGGACACCGAAGAACCAATCCGCAGAAGCAGGTCACGGTGTCTGGTGTCGACGCTGTAGGAAGCGACACGGATACATGGCAATGGGATTAACTTATGGCAAAGACAGTAAGGGTAATTTCCAATTGTTATGGTCGTGTCCATTTAACGGCGACATAATTGAAACGACTACACTGCACAAACCTACATCAGAAGGGAGTAACAATGTCTCAACTGATTGACCTAAACGATCCTGAGCGCGAAGCGGAAATCAAAGCGCGCATGCAAAAGATCTGGGACAACGTAGTGAGTGACCAAGAACTAACTAAATATCGTCCGCAAGTTATTCCAGAGCTCAATCTGATCGTCTTTCACTGCATGGACATACTGAAAGAGTACATGCTCGAGGTAACTTCTATCGTGGGTCTATCGCCAGAAATGATAGGAGAGACCATGGACGAGGCACTTAGCTACCTTTTGGGTGTAGCGTTCATGTCTGGTGTAAAGTTCGGACAGTCAGGTCGTATGTTAATTCGCGTTGCTCCTTCAACACCAACAGACAACTAACCCCTGTGGTATTTGTAAAGAGAGGGGACCGGTATGGACCTGTATGAATTTCAGAAAGAAGACGTCGAAAAGTTAGCTAACCAGAGGTCTGTACTTATCGGGTCCGAAATGGGTACGGGGAAGACTCACGAAGCAATCGCACTGGATGAGATTTGGAATCCTACGGGCGCCAAGCCTACATTAGTAGTGGCGCCTCTAAACACTTTTGATAGTTGGCAGGAGAAGTATGGAATCCAGTCGCCTCGATCTGATATCAGGGTTATCGATCGCAAGAACCGTGAAGCCTTCTACGACGCTATTAGGCGTAAGCAGGGTGACGTATTCCTTATGCATTGGGATGCGCTCCGTCTTATGCCTGAGCTGGCAAGAATTGATCTTTCCGTTCTCGTCGCAGACGAAGTACATCGAGCGAGTAATCGCAAGGCCCAGGCTACACGCGCACTTAAGAAGTTACGTGCGGATCATCGCCTCGGATTATCTGGAACGGCGACGGGAGACAAACCAGAAAGTCTCTGGTCAGTAAATCATTGGCTCTGGCCTTCGTACTATACGAGCTACTGGCGATTCAGACATAAGTACTGTCTGGAAGAACAAGTCAATGAGGGTCACGGACATAGCCAGGGGTACACGAAGATCACAGGACCAAACCCTGATACCATCGGGTTCCTCCATGAAGAGATGGATCCTTGGTTCGTACGTCACTTGAAGCGCGAGCCTTGTTGTAATCATCACCCGAATGGAGTTATGCCGTGGTTGAAGGAGAAGACGTACGATAAGATCTGGGTAGATCTGAATCCGATACAAAAGCGTTTGTATGAACAGATGCGCAAAGAGATGGTGGCGTGGGTGAACGAACACGAAGACACGCCCCTTGTGGCATCTGTGGTAGTAGCGCAGATGGTCCGTCTAAGTCAGATAGCACTTGCCACACCTTCATTGACAACGGACCCATTTGGTCAGTCGCATGTAAAACTTACTGGACCTTCTTCCAAGATCGACGCAGTGAGAGAATTGATACTAGATCATGACAACAAACAGTTTGTTGTTTTTTCTAGTTCGAAGCAGGCGTGCTACCTTGCGCAGCAAGAGTTTGCGAGAGCTGGTATTAGTGCAGAAGTCCTATCAGGAGATACGTCACAGAGAGATCGTGATGGGATGGTTGGGAGATTCAACGACGGATGCTATCAGGTATTTATCGGAGTCATCCAAGCCGCTGCAGAGGGTATTGATGGACTACAGCGATCTGCGGATACCGCTATTTTCTTAGACCGCTCCTGGAGTACTATTAAGAACAAGCAGGCTGAGGATAGGTTACATCGAGATCTACAAGAGAATGCCGTTCAGATTATCGACATAATGGCTCGCGGAACTCTAGACTTTGGTCGTTGGCAGAAGCTAGAAACGAAGTGGAGTTGGATCAAGGCTATGCTAGGAGATCCAGGAGTTGCACAAGTACTTTTGGCTAATGGAAAGGAGTTAACAGAGTGAGAAACGTCTTCTACAGTAATAGTAAGTTGTTCGATTTGGACAAAATACAGAAAGAGGCACGTGCTCGATGCGAGCCTACAACTATACATTACCATTCACACGGCGAATTGTGTGCGCTAGAGATTTTGAAGGAACAGAAACATGTCGTGATAGAATTTACAGAAGGAGAAGAGATATGACTGGGCGCACCGTTGTGTTGGCTGTACTCACCGAAGGGACCGAAACTGAATGAACATCATCACCGAACCGCTCCGCCTGGCCACCGGCAATCACGCCGCAGGGTCCGGTAAGGGCTGCGCGATGAACCTGATCAGCTGGGAGAACGGCGACACCACGATCACCGACTTCCCGGACTGCTCCGACAAGCTGCTGGCACGCATCGTGCAGCGCGTCAACGACGGAATCTGCACCCACCGACAAGGGGATCTGCTCTGCCCGGCCTGTTCGGTCGCCGTGCTTGAGCTCGCCCACCGCACCGTCGGCACCGGACGACTGCCGCTCACCGATCTTGAGCGGCACGTCATCTGGGTGAAGATCGCTGTCGACCAGGCCAAGCAGGTCACCCATCTCGTCCCTGAACGTCACCGAGGCATTGCTCTGAACGCGATCCGGGCAGCTGAGCAATGGACTCAGAACCCCACAAGCGCCGCCAACGCCGCCAACGCCGCCAACGCCGCCAACGCCGCATACGCCGCCAACGCCGCCAACGCCGCAAACGCCGCCTACGCCAACGCCGCCTACGCCGCCGCCTACGCCGCCGCCAACGCCGCCAACGCCGCCTACGCCAACGCCGCCTACGCCGCCAACGCCGCCGCAAACGCCGCCTACGCCGCAGTGAGAGAAGACGGGCCGGGAGCTCGGCTCATCTTCGCCAAGAGGGCTCTCGATTTGTTCGACGAGCTCACCGCACACGTGCAGCCGCCGGTCGACGAGCAGACCGTCGCCCGGGCCTACGCCTGCATGGTCAGCGGTGGGGCGGCGGTAGACCGATGACCCGAAGTGGTGAATAACGATGCCCACTCGTGACGAACTGATCGCCGCACTAGCCAAGGCTGACCGCAAAGAGTTCCCAACGTGGGCAGCAACGGCAGGCTACTATGGTGCTCAGGCTGACGCGGTGCTCGCCCTACTCGCCAAAGAGCAGATGTCATATCGAGCGGCGTCAGCGCTCGCTGACTTCGTGCTGGCTGACGCCGAGCTGCGCGGCGACACATCGCCTGCTGCGCACAACGACCTGCAACGGCTCAGCGACACAGCAACACCCGGCCCGTGGTTCTACGACGGGTGGCATCGCTCACCGCTAGAAGAAACGTATGGGGTCTGGGATGGCAAACCAGAGACGCGATTCCCGATCATTCGAACTCAACGCACCGGCCAAGGCTGGAATGACGCTGAGTTCATCGTCGCGCTTGTCAACGCCTTCCGTGCAGGCGAGATAGGCCCGGTGCAGCGATGAGCCTCGCACGAGATTGCAACGGCTGCATGGTCGGCGCACACGACCGGCACGACCCGAACGAGGGCCGTACCGATGGGCTGATTGGTGGTTACTACTGCGGCTGTACGGGTGATTGTGCGGCGCGGTTCGCTGTCGCGCTTGATCAACTTCGTGGCCGGTTGACCCCCTTCAAGGAGGACAGCAATGGCTGACGATCCCGTGAACCTGTCCTGCCGTGTCTGCGACATCTTCAAGGAGAAAGGTAAGTAAATGGCTGTATATGT